CCCGAGATGCAGCTCGAAGATGGTTCCTACCTTTATAGGCAAGGTAACACAATTTATAGAACAAATTGTAAAGTTACTAGTCCTCTTTTACTTACTAATTATCCAAACTTTGCCACTTATTCTGAAGCTCTCACTACTCCAATAGAAAAAACAAGTTACGATAAAAGCGTAATTGATGTTATTAGATTAAATAGAGGTAAATTGTTTAACGATTAGTATATTAAAGTAAAAACTTTGTTAAATTTGCCAGGGGAAATTAAGTTCTACAAAGATTTTAATTACCCAGTATTTGAATTTAATAATATTATTGGAGATCGTGATTATTATATAAACTCTTTAGGAGTTCTATTAATAAATCCAGATTCTGTAAACACAGACTTAGATTTAGAAAGAATTATCTTACAAGCAGAGGGATTTAATGACTCTTAGATTGAAACTATTTTATCTGGATTGTCTAACTATGAAACTTATGAAGCTATTAGACAATCTAACGACAGCTATTTATTACATAAAGTTAATAATGGAACAGATATTAATAGTGTTGCTAATACTATTTCTCCAAAAACCCAAAATAATGGAGAAAATCATCTAGAAAAAATTCTTGATAGATTAGAGGAATTATATGGAATAGGGTTTATAAGAACTAGTACAGCTGAATTACAATCTAATAATTTTACTGCTATTATCCCTGACGCTACTAGAGTAAATGCTTTTATATACTAGGGACAGATTTACATAAACATGGATAATGCTACATCTGATTCCCCTATTCACGAGTTATCTCATATATTATTAGGGGCTTTGAGGGATACTAACCCTGATATATATTATACTTTGGTATAGTCAGTAGAGCAACTCCCAGATTATCAACAGAGACTTCAATAGTTTCCTAATCGAACTAGATAGGATGCTAATGAAGAAATCTTTGTAGATTTATTTGCAAAGCATTATACAGAGGGCTTAAATCTTGAGGCTGATCAGAGTATTATAAATGATGCAGAATATGAAATTAAGCATAATATAGATTCAGGTATATTCCCAAATAAAAGCACTACTACAATAAATTTAGCAGAGCTTATGAATAAATCCTTAAATGAAATAATGGATGTATTTGGGACTGCCATTAATAGAGATACTTTAATAAAATCTTATAATAGTGATACAGCATATTGTCGTACAATATCTAATTTAAAAGAGGAACTTTTAAAAAGAAAAGAATTGGAAGAATATTGCTCAGATGGTGGGCATCATTCTTAGAGAATAATTAATGCTTATCGCAGAGGTTAGGATTCTAATCCTGCTAAATTTTAAAAAGGTCGAATGATGGATAATGCTAAAGATTTAGATACATTTATAGAAAATGTTAAGAAGTCTTTTCGTGAAACAGAAAGAGGAACTTTTGATGTCAACGGTGTCTTCTATAAAAACCCTGACGTTACATATGCTTAGAATGTTAGAGGAGCAAAAGATATAAGAGATCTCTGGAATGAATATAGATCTTATGTAACAGATAAATATCCAAACGCAAATATATAATAAATTATGAGTACATGTGTATATAAACTTGGAGGAAGAGTATTTGGTTCAGAGTTGGATTTAGATAATTTCTTATATAATTATCTCGGATCTTTTGATGCAGACAGCATACCTGATCTTGTATTTAGTACACGATCTCCTAAAGCTAATGTGCTTTCTAAAAAATTGGATGATAAAGCTGAAGCTTTAAAAGCCAATGTAGTTAAAGCTGCAAAACTAAGGGCTAGAAGAGATGAATTTGTTAGTGAAGCAGAAAGTGCATTAATAGCAAATTACTATGGTGCTAATATGGTATTATCTACTGTAGAAATCGCCCCAAATACAAGAATAACACCAGAGTTCATTCGCTCTAAATTAAAAGCTAACTTGTTTAATTAGTGGACTGGTTAGCCTTCAGCTAAATCAACAGGTATTAGTAAAAACATTGCTGATATTTTAGCCGCAGCAGGCTATACAGAGAATGGCAGGCAATTAAAAGCTGGAGATATTATTACAGAATAGACATATGCTGGCAATTCCACCAATATAGAAGATATTTTCCCTAAATGCAATGATATATTTGAAAATTATGTATGGCCTTATTGGGCAGGTTTAGGAAAAGTAGGTACTGCTATGCACCGTGTAGCAGAAATGTTTTGGTTGGGAGAAAGCACTATTTCCATATTAAATGATTCTGTTGTTATAACTGGTGATGACAGTTTTACTGGCGATTTATCTAGTGTTTCTCCAGTACTTTCTAATGATACTATACATGAATTTCTTACATATCTAAATAGTTTAAAAACTACTTTGCAAGCTCGACATGGAAAAAATTGTAAATTTAGACCTGAGTATCCAGTAGTTGCTAAAAGCTCTCTTCCAGTAAAAGGCAATCATAAGGCTCATATTATAGGTATCATTGACTTAGTAGTAGAAGACGAATAGGGAATACCTCATATTTATGACTATAAAACGTCCGATAAAGATATGGATGAATGGGGTGCAATTAAAAGAAGATCTTATATGGCTCAGTTAGGTTTATATAGACGTATTCTTGAATCTTATGGTATAAATATAGAAGGTTCTACTCTAGGAATTTTACCTATAAATTTAGCAAATTACACCATAACAAATGAGGGGTCACCTAGAGTAAATTCAATAGAATGTCCTAAAGATGTAAGAGGTCTTCCTTACATTGAAGATGTTTCTAGAGAACCAGCCTTATCACCTTTAGGAGAATTAACTGCAAAAATTAATAAGTTAGTATATGCTGAAAATGAACTTGAAGCTTTACCAACTAACTTTATTAGAGATATTGAAACACATTTCAAAGAACTCTTCCCAAGTTATACCTTTTAGAAAGACTATGATGATGCTGTAAAAGAAGGTATAGAAGCTGAGATAAAAGAAAACTTGAATAATGGTAAGTACATGTTCCCAAAAATTCCTGGTGAAAAAGAACGTATGGAATATGATAAAGAGGAAATATCTTAGCATATGGAAGAATTTTATAAAAAGTATGTTACTTAGAATGATATAGCTCAAAAGCGTAACATATTTTATATAAAACAAGCTATTAGAGAGTAGGATCCCGCTAGACTTCCAGCAGTATCTTCTGTTAACTATGGAGACAAAGGCGAATGGTTTATTCCAATGTTTTCTAGATATTGTAACGGCTCGTGGGAACCTGTAAACAATGACGCTCTTGAGAGTTTAAACATATTAGCTTTAAGAAATAAAATCTCTGGACAAGTTAACATCTTTGTTCTAAGCGGATATGACTTAAGCCGTAAAGTAAAAATGAAAGAGGGTAATACAGTCCTAGGGTAGCATGTTAATGATATTACACCACAACATGAAGGCGTTATTCCATTAGAAGCTGATTTAGGAAACATTGAATTAATGAAAGCAATGGTAGCTATTAATTTAGCATCTAGATCAGTTCTTCGTAAAGGGGATAAACTAGGCGAAGTTATGGCAATAAATATTTGGAATCAGTAGGGTAGAACTACCTCTAATAAGCAATTAATGGATAATTTCAATGCTCTATGTGATTATTCACAAACAACTATGCCTAATAATTTTGCCAATGGTAAAATAGAAGTAGCGTCTGCAACTCAAAAAGTTGCTACTACTATGCTTGAATTAGGTTCTTTGGAAAAAGTGGGAGTTTTAAACCGTATATACTCTAAATATGAAAAAAGCTTAGTGTCTTTGGACATTGAATATGATACATTAAATAGACTTCGTAAGGAATTAGAGGATGCATATCCAGATTTAGCAAAAGGAGAAGTAGATATTAATACATCCCAAGGGGCTATGTATTCTACTATTATGACTGCTATTTCTGAAATGAATAATGCTTATTATACACAAGAATTAAGAGAAAGTTCCTTTATATCTCTTAATGTCAATACTCCTGAAATGATGGAATCTTCTAATTTAAGAAGATTAAGAGCTTTAACTAACAATGCATTCTAGAGATTACGTGATAGAATGAATAATGAAGCTGCCGAGTGGAGAATCCATTATGACAAATTAATAAAAGCCAAAGGTTACAGTAGAGGAGAAAAGTGGATCACTGATAATGATTCACGTCTTTATGAGAATATGATTATTCATAATAAAGAATAGGGTATTCTTAAATTTAAAAATCCTTGGGATCAGACTACAGACTTGACTAAAGAAGAAAGAGAATTCTTAAAATGGTATCTTGATAAACAAGACAAACTAAGGTTTGAAGAGGATAGCACAGAAGAAAGTCGTCAATTAAGAAGGGCAGACTCTAATAGTCAATACTTTGATGTTCCTTTAATGGAATCTAAGGGACAAGAAAAAATCTTAAATGGCAGAACTAAAGGTTTAGTGGCATGGTTTAAGCGTACAATGCAATGGTGGAGACACCCAATTCAAAATGCTAAACGATTAGAAGCGAAGGTTTTAACAAATGAGAAAGCCGACGAAGCAAAGAAGACTGCACAAGCTTTTAGAATTATGGATGTTTTTGAAGAAAGTGAAAATGAAGTAACTCGAACAAAACTTTTAAAAGAGCACGATCTTAGCTATTTTACTACAAGCGTTGAAAAAATATTCTATGCTTATTCTTTCTCTAAAATTAGAAAGAGTGTATTAGATTCTTATATGCCTGTATTAAAAGGTATGTATGTAATGCTAAAAACAAATGGTACATTAAACAATATTGGGATAGAATAGATGTAGAAATATCTATTAAATTATGTTGAAGCTAAGATAATGAATCGCTCTTTGGTATCTGATGAATACAAAGGTCTAGCACATGCTATGAGTAAACTTAGAAATATAACAAGTGAGGTTACATTAGGTGTTTCTCCTAAGGCATTCTTATTCTAGCTTATTGAAGGCGTATGGAAAAATAATTCTCGTTCTATTGTTAAACCTATGGGACTTAACCAATTTGGACAAAAAGAATATAAAGATGCTTTAATATGGCTTCTTGGAGATGCTAAAAATCACTTTAAAGTAGTATCAATGGGTGAGCTTATAAATGAACAATATGGTATAAATGACTAGGATATTAATGTACTACAAGACAGATTACGTCAAGGGCAAGATGCTTTAACATTTTAGGGTAAATTAATGTGGATGGTTAGTGCTCCAGATTATATGAATCGTATGGCTATATTTGTTGCATAGATGAAAGCTGACGGTTGCTTTGATGCTCATACCATGAATGATGACGGATTTACAATGTCCTATGATTGTTCTAAAGATACACGCTTTAATAAACTTAAATTTAATAAAAAGTCTAGAGAAGATGTAAATACTAACAATCCAGAATATCTTAAATAGCTAGCTCTTTATAAAAGAATGGTAGATGAGTTTAATGCTTAGGGGTATAAGATTATAGATCCTAATACTGGACTAGAAAGAAAAATGACTTATAATGATAAATTACCTAGGGCTTATACCAATAGAGAGGCTAGAAGTATAAAATCATTTGCAGATTCTTTGTATGGCTATTATAATCATGAGGATCAATATCTATTAAAGAGTTATTTATTAGGTGCTTTATTTACTTAGTTTAGAACTTACTGGTCTTCTCTTAAGAACAGATGGTGGCTACGTGGAGGTATTTACAGTCAAGGACATTGGGAACATATGAAGAACTCAAAAGGAGAGTTAATGTATAAAAAAATAATTAACGAAGGTCAAGAGAATGAAAGAGTAATTCTTGTTCCTGAAAGTCAATTGAACGGTGAAAATCTCGAACCATATATGGATTGGAAAGGTTCCTATTAGGAAGGCTATGGTTAGACAGTTTTAAGTCTCTTTAAAGATATGTTTAGTCCAAATGAAGATGATTTGTCTATGTCTGAAAGAGCCAGACAATGGTGGAAAGGGCAAGAAGGTATTGATGATACTGTTGCCTATACAAGAAGAGCTAATATAAAATTAATGATTCACGATTTATCAGTATTCTGTTTAATATAGTTAATATTTGGTACAATCATTATGCAACTATTTAAAGAGCAAAAGAAGAATGATAAAACTAGAAATCTAACTGCAATGGAAAAAGCACTAAGATCTGCTGAAAGAGTAGGACTTTATGCTATGATTCAATCAGGATCCGACCTTGGAATTGGTGATGTGTTTTCACCAATGACTGATTGGACTCCTCCTAGCTTTGCAGTAGCTAAAGAAGCTTGGAAAGATATGGGAGAAGTAATGACTGGTGATTAGAATTTCTTCAAAGCAGTAGTTGATAATGTAGGATTCTTACGACAGACTAAAACTTTATGGTCACTTTGATTAAATATAGAGAAAAAAAATGGGCCAACACTCCGAAGAGTGTTGACCCGTTTTTATTTAATTAATCCTCAATTTTAAGAGAGATTGCTTCTTTGCCTTTAGTTTCTTCTTTAGGAAGATAGATATTTAAAATACCATTCTTAAGATCTACTTTAACATTTTGATAATCAATATCATCACTTAAAGCTATCTTTCTTTCACATTTTTCAGAAAAGAATTCGTGATTATCATCATAACCTTCATCTTTACTGCGTTCTCCAGTAACTGTTAATATGTTATCCTTTATTGTTACTTTAAGTTCCTCTTTATTAAAACCAGGAACCATCACTTGAATTGTATAGGAATTTTCTTCCTCTTTCATTCTAACAGGTACAACATAATCAGTTATCTTACATTCAGGTAAATTAAGTTCTCCAAACTTGTTAAGAGAATCTCTTAAATAACTTTGAATTTCTTTGAAAGAATTACTCATTTTTAAAATCCAATTTTCTTTTCAGTTTTAACCCCATTATCTTCCTGGTAATTAAAGACATCACAAAGAGGCATCTCTTTAGGTGTCTCATTAATATTGAATTTTTCAAATAGATGTGTAACTTTATCTTTAGTTAGTTTACTAAATTCATATTTTAATTTTAGTCTTCCTTTTCTTAATAGTGCAGAATCTACATTTGTTAGACTATCATTAAAAGTACATATGAATTTAAGGTTTAAAGAATCTCCTAGCATTCCATCTGAAATATTCAATATAGGAGTAATTAGGGTATTGTAATTACTACCTCTGTCTTTTAATACCATTTCACAATCTTCTAATATAAATACAGAATCTTTACACTTAAATAAAAAGTCCATAAATGCAGTAGAATTTATCTGAGAAAACATAGAACTATCCAACCAATAAAACTTGATATCAGGATTATCTGTTATAAGTTTTCTTATAAGGAAGGATTTACCAGTTCCAGGTTCTCCATGAAGTAGTATAAGAGCACTACTTTTTGCTTGTATAATATCTTCTATTTTATCATAAGGAAGATCATCATTATAGTTACTCTCTAAATCTACTTCATCTTGTCTGATTGGCATTAAATTAACATTAAATCTACCATTATTATCTACAGATACAAATTTAAGATTGGCTTTATCACCAAGTTCATCAACTATACAGTCAATTATTTTTTGGCTTTTCTTTTCATTAACATTAAATATAGTACCCCTAAATAATATAAATTCATTAGTTATTACGAATTTATAAGATTTCCATACATGCACGTAACATTCAAAATTCTTTATAATTTTTTCAGTAGTTTCATCAATATTAATTTTACCTCTTGGGTGATATTCTCCCTCTTCATCCCAATTTTCATCACTAATCTTCTCTTCTACTGTCAATTCATCAAAGAAATACATTACATGTGGTACTTTGCCATAAATCTTTACAAATAGAGCATAACAAAAAGCATCATCGTTAGTATTTTCTATTGTTGTTGCATCTTTGGAAGCTAATTCATAAATAGCATTTAGAGTTATTTGTTTTAGTTCTTCTTTCGTCATATTTCAAAATCAAGAGGTGGATAAACTTCATCGTAACTTTCGTCAAGTATTGAAACTGTAGCAAATTTAGTACTAGTTTCAGGATATTCCTGAATAGAATGGTCAGAAGAGTGGATGTGTCCAGAGATTGCTATCTTTGGCTTTTTTTCTATAATAGCATTTGTAAGCACTTTATTACCAGCGCGTTCCCCAGAATAATATCCTTGAGTAATAACTCCCATATTTCCAATATCTGGAGCATCATGAGTCATACATACATCACAGCATTTTGGTAATGTCTTATATTTCTCCTCTAAGAAAGAATCTACAGACATAAAAGCCCAATCACCAAATTGATGACACCAAGGAGAACCCCAAAACATATAACTCTTACCATCTTTATTGTAAAAATCTACAGTATCATTTAGGAATTCTATTTTATTACTAGTCGGCACTCTAATGACAGAATGATAATATGGCTGATTATAATAAAGGCTTTCACCTATAAAATCGTGATTACCCCAAACAGCATACACTTTATCACATGGTAATTTATTTATCCAAGGAACAAAGAATTTCTTTAGCCATTTCTCACTTTTAGGAATATTACGTTGAATATTTAATGGTACTATATCACCACAAATAAATAATACATCAAAACGATCAGTTATCTGCGGGAGTACACCATGAAGATCACTAATAGCTTTACACTTTAATTTACTCTCCATTATTATTATCCTTTATATATTCATCAACATAAGTAATTAATGCTTTATTTATAGTTTCTTCACTAAATGTCTGTGCTCTCATTTGTCCAACAAAGAGATGTATCAAATCATATGCACAGATTCCTTCGTCTTTAGTTTCTGTTGTAGTAACTAGTCCGTCTAGATTTAATTTTAATTCAGTCATAATTTTAAATGCGTTTTAAAGCTATTTAGAGAGCCTCTCAGAGGCTTTTAGTTTCTGTCTAAGTAAGTAAGTGTTACAGAAATAAAAGCCCGCAGAAAGGCTCTATGATAGCTTATTTTTTATTAAATTTTTTACTTAAGTCAATATTAGATTTTAAGCATATATTTTCAGTAGGAGATACTTGAATTATAAGAGTGTCACACAATTTAATACTACGTTTTTTAGTATTTGCTTGAAGACATTTTCTAAGAGAGTAAGACTTAAGAATCCAAGTTAATATTGTTTTCCAATAAATATTAGATTCATCACTCACACATTTTTCCATATGATGCTGTGGTGTCCAACCCATAAAACATCCTATTCTAGCCAATTCAATTTTTATTTCCCACCTATTAAACAATACTATGTCTATTATAGGATTATGCTTAAAATAAATTCTTTTTGCAGTCTGCTTATATTTAACATCTGATATAAAAATATTCAATATTTTACAGTTAGGTATAAAAGGCTTATTCCTTTTCTTACCAATATAGAACTTTATATTAGGTTTTATAAAAAACTTCCTAACTTTCCAGTATGTTTTTAAGCAATTTTCTATATGTATTATAAAATATTTATTGTTTACTCCCATACTCCAGTCTTAATAGAAAGACCTTTGCTTTGTATTAATTTGGTAGTATCAAATAATAATAAATTTCTAATATAAGCTTTAACTTCTCTAGGAGAATTTCTAAGAAAATCTTCTATTTCTCTATTTTTTTCTTCTTTCTTTTTAATTATATTATTCTTTCTTATTTTCTTCTACCATTTCATATAAACAGTCTTTAATTTCGTTAGCAATAATCTGCATATCTGGATGAGCGCTACTAGCAGTTCTTAAAGAAAGAAAATGATCCCAATCATCTGAAAATCCAGTTACAATAAGTTCTGTCTTTAATCCAAGTGGTAAGACTTGTCTTGCTTGTTGTGGAGACATTTTAAGTTCTTGAACCATCCATAAATAATGGTCTTCAGTTTCTTCACAGGCTTTTATATAACACGCTTGTCCTTCAACATTATTATAATACCAATAAGGCTTTATAAAAGTAAGTGTATTGCCAAAATTATCATAAGCATAATTGCAATATCTAGTGCTTTCTTGGCAAAAACTTAACTTTCTGTGCCTAACTATTTCATTTCCAACTGCTCTATCACATACAATTTTAAAGGAATATCGTTTAACATGATTAGGCTCTGGAATAGATAAATATTTAATATCATCCATTCTATCATTCTCTAACAATACTCTATAATTTGTAGTAATATAATATAAAGAACTACAAGGCACATCATTGATATAATTTATATTCTTTACTATTCTAGAGTATTTATTGTGTTTATAAAATGATATTATTTTATACTTATTATTATAATCAGGGTCTTTTGAAGCCTCTCTAGCAATCCAAGGTAATTCTATTTTTAAATATATAGTGCCATGTTCTAATGGGGAATAGTGTCCTCTTCTAACAAGCATATCTACAAAGTCTATGTGGGAATCAGTTGTTATTTTATGTTCTGATTTATAGCATATTCTTCCTGCTTTTTCAATCATTCTTGTGACATCATCAAAATCTTTATAGTCACATTTTAGCATCTCCACACTTGGATCAATTAGTCGCATAAGATATTATTTTTGATATATTGATTCATTTCATCATACTTTCTGTTAAATTCTTCATTGCTAATAAGATTAGCTTTTATAACAAGAAGTATATTCTTATCTATCTTAGTAGTAATTGTCTTATGTCCTATTTGTAGGCCTATATAAGTTATATATATTTCATCGTCTCCACGATATTTAATATTAGTAACTTTTATGATCTTAGTGCGGATACCATCAACATAAAAACATTTACCTTCTAGATATTTATATTTTTCTAATTCAAGCTCTCGAATCGCCTCATTAATATTTTCGAGACGATTCTCAAGCTCAAACTTTTCTACCATTAATTCTCCTAGTTTGCTCATAGTTCTTTTTCAATTCTTACGAATGTAATACTATAAACCCCAGGAAATTGTGCTTTAAGTTTCTTTAAAGCACTTTCCTTATTATAAGCATCAATGAATACTTTGTCTAATTCTTTATCACCAGCGTTATATTGAATGTTATATATATATCTTTTCATTTAATATGATTTAAATGTTAAACAATGGATTTAATTACTTCTTAATAACTTTATTGATTTTCTTTGTGCCATTGTCATATTCTATAGTAACAATGTTTACACCGTCAAATGGTTCAGAACTTTGAACGCCTTGCATATTATAATATTGGACTTTCTTTACAGAAGATTCAACATTTGTAATGCCAGTTGGAGGGGTATATGGAGTATAATTAATTGTAATACTCTTAATTCTTACTTGAACATTTGTTGTATTATTGTTTCCAATTGTAAATGCAGAAGCATTAATTGCATATTCACCTTCGTCATTTGGTTCAACTATATTACCATTTACTTCAACATACACATTTGAATAATTAGCGCTACTAAACTCAAATGTAATATTATTAATAGTTGCATTGTTCAATGATGCAACATCAATGGTACTTACACCATTTTCATTCCAGTATAATCTTACTTCTCCAGCTTTATTTAGTCCAGGATAAAGATCATTACCTGCTAAATTACCAATTACTGACCATTCAGTGGCATCAAGTCCAACAATAGCGGCGTCATTCTCACCTGTCATATTTGTTGTTGTGGTTCCTGTGTATGCCAAAACTACAGTTTCAGCATTTGCATACAATGACATACTCACAAAGAGTAATAATAAAAGAGATAATAATTTTTTCATAAAATACATTTTTTCATAAAAAAGAGAGATACTATTTATATAATATCTCTCTAATTAATATAATCGATCTAATTTATTTTACAATTACTATAGCAACACGAGCACCAAGTTCTGTTCCAATACCGTGAGCATCTTCAACACGAATTCCACGATTCTTAAGATAGTTCTTTACAACCTGTGCACGCTCATTTGCAAGATTTGCATTGAAATTAGCATTGCCATCGGGCGATGCAGAACCAACTACACGAACAACTGAATTTTCAGCAATCTCATTAAGAGTCTCCTTGGCATTAGAAGTAAGCTCAGCTGAAGCATGGTCAAAGAATACTACAAATTGATTATTTTCGTTTACTGTTTTAGTAACAACCTTTTCAACAGTTTCGACCTTTGTCACAACCTCTGGTTTACGATTGCGAAGCTCATTGATTTGATCATTAAGGCGGTCAACCTCAGCTTGTGTATACTTATAAGGACAGAGTGTAAAGTTGTGTGTTCCATTACTATTCTTAAACTTATAAGTTAAACCTGCTTCAAGACCTACCCAAGCATTACGGGAATCAAATGCTGGCTGATTAACATGATAATAGCCGTTAGCACCTGTAAAATTATAAGCAATATAAGGAGCAACATTAATTTGCAACCTATCAGTAATATTTACATTTACTTCTGCTCCTAACTTAGTAATAATGTCATTAGTATGTGCAGTAGTGCCAAAGTAGTAATATTCAGCATCTTGAGCATAGATAAAGCCATGATTCCAACCAATACCTGCCACTGCTACAACTTCTACAGGACGAGGTTGTCCTTTATAACCAGCAAACAAGTTATTCAAATTAACTTTGCCATTTGCCATAACATTTACATAGTTAAGCCAATTGCGACCTTGAAAATCACCTGGCTGAGAACCATTCTCCCAACCGATTGTACTTGAAATACCTACTCCAAATACAGGAGTGATGTATTTAGTCAAGTCAAGACTAGTACTTGCTTGGATGGTATGCCCAAAATCTTTATAATTGTTACAACCTGGATGTAAAATAGCTGTAACACCGCCTCTCACGCCGATTTGCCAATTGTCTGTAAATTTAGAATGCTCTACTGTTTGTGCGCTCATACTGAGCATAGTAGCTAGAGCAGCTACTGCCATTAAAATAAATTTCTTCATCATAAAATCATTAGTTCAATAAAAAAGTATCTTAATCTTTTGATATATATTTTAGTATTTCATCAGGATGAGTGAGGCCGTGCCATTCTTTTATTACCTCATTGTTATCATCAATTAATACTAAAGTTGGTAGAGATTTAACCTTATACTCTTCACATAAAGATTCATTCTCTTCATTTTCAACATTTACTGGTTCAACTTCTACCACATCAAAAGACTGTAATAATTCTCCTTGCATTTTACAAGGAGAACACCAATCTGCATAAAAATCAAGTAGTTTCACTTTTAATTAACTCTATTTCTTTATTAATATACCATATGGCTTTTTCGAGATCTTCTATATGAGTATCCTTTTTATTACCTTTGAGTCCAGCACGCCATAGATATTTAATAGCATTACCTATACAAAAATCTCTGTGTTTAATAATATCTATACATTCCACTCCAGAAGGATCTGAGCAATAATGAAGTGGATGGTCCACATTACTTGTGGAAGCTATATAAGGTTTTTTATTATCTTTTATCATAACTATAATAATCGAATAAATAAGAAGGAATTTTATTCATAAAGGATAGCCAACCTCTATCATGTGATTCTAAATTATAATATTTATTTTTTATCTCTCTAATTCTAAATCTGGTAGTAGTGCTATGAGTCTGACGGCCCCTTTCTTTATAAAAGAAAAGCTTTCCTTCTCTATTTTTTTCACTCTGCAAAGTTATCACTTTTATTTCAGATTTCATATAACACACAGTTAATTTTTCTTAATGAACCCAATGGTCGGATACTTCAGCTTCTGCAGGTATAGGTAAAGATTTACAGTATTTGGCTGCGGATTCTTCCATTTTCTGTTGTACTATATTAGGAAATTCTTTTACTTCTTTCGGAAATTCCCAGCATGTTTCATCATGGACTAGAGCACAACATAGGATTTTGCCAAAATACTTATTTTCAACAATCCAATTAAAAATATCAGTAACAGCTTCCTTGGTCATTGCCGCCGATGTGCCTTGTGGAGGGGCATTTCGAGCAAGTCGATCCCATTTACTGGCAGCTCTAAAATGACTAGAAACCATTAAAGCTACTTCATCTCCAGTACCCTTATGGAATTGTCTATATTCTTCCCAAAATTCTGGAGTAAAAGATTGCTGCCTAGCTAACCACACATCATGGTCCCACCAATACATCTTATGACCAGTCAATGGACATATTAAAATATAACCATTCTTCCTTACAAAGGCAGCTCCTCTTTTTGCAAATTCTACTGTACCTTTAAAGCCTTCCTCATAATTTTTTACTATAGTTAAAGCTTCCTCTTCGCTACATTTAAGTTGCTGCATTATAGTAGTATATCCACCACCGTATGCTAGTGCAAACTCGGGCCCCTTGGCTAGAGTTCTTAAATCTGGTCTTAATCTTTTAACATCATGTACATCAATATCTTTTAGTTCATCCTTAAAAAATATCTTAGCATACATACTATGACCATCAATCCCTTCTCTGTACATTTTTAGAATAGCCTTATCTTGATATATGTCACCTTGAACACGCCCTTCTTGAGCTGCGTAGTCACAGCTAACAAATAAATTACCTTCTTTCGCAGTAAAACAAGCTCTAGTTGTAGCATCATGTGGTAGCTGCTGAAGATTTGGGTAAGTACAATCTTTAGGACTTAAATTTTTATACTTGGCTAAATCATAATTAGACTGCTTACTTCCACAAGACATTCTACCAGATCTGGCTCCAAGTTGTTTATAATTAGTATGTATTCTATCGGTTTTTGGGTTAATAGCATTAAGATGGCCTTGACCAAAAGATGTAATTACTTTAAATGCTTCCTGAAAATCAAAATATAATTTCAGGAATTCATCATTTATTCCTTTTTGACTATTAAGATGCTTTTCAAGTACACTATCCTTATCTTCTCCAGTCTTTTTATCCTTTACTTCAGTATTAAATCCTAAATCTTTGGCTATTTTAACCACTTGTTGACTACTAGCCCAGTTAACTGTGCATATAGGAGTAGTATCAAATCCATCAAATAGACTACCTTGTAGATTTACTCTAGTATATTTAGATAAAGCAGGATTATTGACAACAAAATCATCAAGAGCCTTTTTATTAGCTTCATACTTGATTCTATCATTCTTCATCTTTTCTTTCCATTTATCTGCATCCAAATGTATTCCACACCATTCGAGATAAGCTATAGCTGGAATAAAGTTACATTCTACTTGAACTGCTTTCTTAAGACCTTGTTTCTTTACATCCTTTAATTGTGAATTAGCTATATCGCCTAAATATGTAACATCTCCTGCTGCATATTTAATAACTTCTTCATCCAGTCCTCTCCATATAATCTCACCTCTAACTGTTTTATCAATATCAATATTAAGCCTTCTAGCTGCTATTGAACGTAAAGAATAAGATATTACACTGCTAGGATATCCTAAATGTAATAGTTGCTCTACAATCATAGTATCATACACATTTCTAGGTATAATTCCATAGTTATATAAGAACTGTAAATCAAATTTTATATTTTGACCTACTAGTTTATTGTTTTCTAAAATATCCTTATATAGCAAAGGCGAAATCGTAGTAGTATCAACAACTATTTGATTTTCTCCTTTAATGTCTCCAAATTGCATACAAAGCAATTTACAGAGATGTGGATCACGACCTTCGGTTTCAGAATCATACTGAATGATACTCCAGGACTCCATCATTTTAATGGAGTCCTCTGGAGTTATCATCGTGTACACGTCTGAGTTGAATAATTCTTTTTGTGTACTTACAAAATATATCATAATTGATATTGCTTCACATATTCGTATAAAGAATCTAAGTCATAGCAAATTCTATTACCTTCTGCATCAGTTGCTATATGGTCTTTACCCTCAAATAAGTACCACATTATCCAATCAATTCCATATTCATTAAAGTGACTAGCTATTAAAGTTTCAAATATTACAAAACTCTCCTTATATAAAGGGGATTCTCCTATTTCTATATGATGATCATCCCATAATTTATGTCCTTCGTCCAATAATACTTCTACACTTTTAACAGCTTTGATAAATAATTCTTTAGTTATCATATTCAATAATTTCTACATTAAAATTGTCGGATTCTACTTTTGTAAGTATATAATCACTTATAACTTCTTCTACTCCTTTTATGATTTCCTCTGTTGTAGGACTATCTTCTACAGAGAGAAGCATATCCATAAACAAAGGATCTTTCTTTAAGTTAGCAATATCAACTAAAAATTCACCAGTAATTTTTGCAACAGTTTTCATATTAATACCAAGTTTCAAATGTTATATATTCTGTATCTTTTAAATTATCAAATGCGGGGATAATATCCTCTTGTAATTTCTTTAACACATGTTCCACATCTTGAATATAATATTTGTCATATGCTGTACTACCAAAGAAGAATCCATCCATAGTCGGTAGTAACTCTTCACAAAGAATAATATTATTTAGTACTGCTCTACATCGCTCCTCTAAATCTTCACACATTTCTTTAGTTATTTCTAGGGGAATTTGTTTTTCAACATTAAATCCCCTATCACCAAAAAATCTTACTAAGAAATTAACTTTGCGAAAGTATCCTATTTCTTCTGATTCTATGTTCTCGTTTCTATTTCTACGAAAGAAAAATATATCTAATCCCAATTTATTATAATATTTAAATGTTATTTACCTGTATGTCCAAATCCTCCATCGCCTCTTTCAGTTTCACTTAATTCAGTAACTTCTACGAGTTCAATTTTAGGATAAGGTAATATTATCATTTGACAAATTCTTTCCCCAATTTTATAAGGAGCTAAAGCACTTATAGTATTGGCATAAGCGTTTATCACAGTATTCTGGTCGTGAGATAATGTAAGATAAGGTGTTATAGGTAACTTATCTCTATTCTTAAATACTACTAATAATTCTCCTCTATAACCAGAGTCAAGAGTACCAGGAGCATTAGGCATATACACATCAGTCTTAGTGTTACTGCTTCGTGGTCTAAGATCCATATAATAGCCTTCTGGAATTTCAAATGCTAAACCCGTATGATAAATATATCTATCATTCTGTAAATCATATTCTACATCTACGGCTGTTATATCCATTCCAGCATCTCCTGGCTTTGCATATGTAGGAATAACTGCATTTTCATGCAGTTTCTTGAATTTCACTTGTAATGTCTCTCTCATTAAATTTAAATTTATATTCAGAGTTTAAAGTATGAAAAATATTATTTTCCCAATCAATAGATTGGATTGTAGAAGTATAATAATACATATCTTTGTCTTCCATACAACAAGATATTCCTTCTCCAAATCCTGGGGTAACACCCTTCATTTTTATTACTTTTACTGTATCTAGAGGATCATTTGAGATTTTTTCAATTTCAATATCCCCCATTTTAGATTTCTTCACTGCTTCATATATAAATATGGAATCTTTTCCATATTTCTTTATAAAGTCTTCTTTAGACATCTGTCTTATCTCCATTATCTTCAATATCATTGGGTGATGGAGAGTCAAATATGTCACAGGACGTCTTATCTTTGACATAATTTACTATATTATTAATATTACATTCATTTACTTCGGAATAAAATCCTTTTATTCCTTTTTTATTTTCGTAAACAGCTACAAATGGAATCAATCTTGCTCCAAATGAGCTTTTTATTTGACGAGCTTTTCTTTTATCACTAAATATATTCTCATCATAAAATTCAAAACTAATAGGAAACCCTTCCAGCTCTTTAGTTAAGCTAGAAGGGTTTAACTCATTAGTTAGTAAACTATTATAAACCAATTTTATTGTCATAAGCATTTACTATAATCGCAGTCTAAGCACCTTATACATCCACCTTCTCGAATTAATCTGCCACCACATTTAGGACAAATTTCAGCACTTTCTTCTTTAGGCATATACTTACTTAATATTCTACATATAGCAGAACTAAATGACGTTATATTCTCATTAACTTTCTTTTCAGTTTTGATAATAAACTTTAATGGAATTCCATGCCGCAACAATGCACTTACTAACAACGTACAAGTTCTCTGTTCTGCATTAAGAAGACTGTCTAAGTCATCTATGTTGATAAGATCTGAGTGGAAGCTATATAATCCTTTAGCTCTTTTTGTTAATATACCTTTATGATTATTTATTTTTATCTGTTTTTCTGGCTTAAAGCAGAAAGCTTCATAAGGTTTATTCTTATATAAACCAATCATAACATAAAAGATTTCTCCACCTACTTTTACAGAATAGAATTCTGCATCTAATTTCCTAGGGCGTTTAGGAGCACTAATAGAAGATTCAAATCTTTCTTCTTTTTGTTTATCACTAACAGAGTTAAGAATTCCTTCCCTACATCCATCACGATATACTGTAACTCCCTTTAAACCATTTTCCCAAGCTTCCATATAGATTTTAGATATCTCTTCTTCTGTAGTTTCTTTAGGTAGATTTATAGTAGATGATATGCTATGGGTTATAAAAGTTTGACATGTGGCCTGAGTCATAATTCTATAATGCCAATCAATGTCATGCGCTGTCGCTCCATGATATGGACTCTCTTTATAAATAGTATCCCATTTATCGAGACTCCAATTATCAATATTTTCTTCTGGGTATTTTATTCTTGCCCATTGTTTTAAACCCTCGTGTACAACTACGTATTCTGTAAATTTAACACCTAGTTTATCTACATAATCTACACGATCAGTATCAGAAGTACATTTCTTTCTTCTCTTATAATATGGCATAAATACAGGTTCAATACCTGAAGATGTTTGAGTAAGCATTGCTACACTACCAGTAGGAGCAATGGTACTAAAAGATATATTACGTCTTCCGACTTTTAACATTCTTCTGTACGTTTCAAAGTCGTATTCTTTTACAAGACTTTGAAATAATGGATTCTCTTTATCAAAACCATCATATTCTTCAAATATACCTCTAGTTTCCGCCATATCAACAGTTGCCTTAAGCTCTGCTTTGAAGATAGTTTCCATTACAGTCTTTATAATAGGAATAGATTCTGGAGAACCATATTTAATATTAAGTTGTGCTAACATATCAGCTAGACCTAGTATTCCAACACCTGCTCTTCTTCCTCTCTTCGAAACATCAAGAATTTTTTCCCACATTTCTTGTTCTTCAGATTCAGACTCACATACATCAATAATCCTTTTTACTGCTTCTTGCTCTAAATCTACCAAGTCATCTCCCAATTTCATTGCATAATAGCCTAAGTGAGCTATAACATTGTAGTCTAATTCCGCTTTTTCAGTATATGGATATTTAACACATTTAGCAAGATTAATATGAATTAATCTACAGGAATCCATAGCTCCCATACCAATCTCTCCACAAGGATTTGTAGAAATCATACTAAATTCTGGATAATAACGATCTGGTGCTTTTAAATGCATTGCATCATCAAATATTATACCAGGCTCGGCTGTATTCCAAGCACAATGAATTAATTTATTCCATAAATCACGTGCTTTAATTCGCTTGACATATTTATGATAGCCAACTTCAATAAGTTCACCTAATTTACTATTAGTTGGGATATATACAGTATCAAAGTCCAAGTCTAAAGGATATCTTTGGTAATATATCTCATCATTCTTAACGGCTCTCATAAAAGCATCAGACACTTTTACAGAAATATTAGCACCAGTAACTTTTGTTAAGTCTTGCTTCTTTTCTATAAATTCTTCAGCATCAGGATGATCAATAGATATAGTTAACATTAATGCGCC